AGCAAAGAGCCCAGTCGCACAGAAACGCCAGCCCCAAGAGAAGCTCGCCAGCTTTTACCGGCGCTTCACCTGGGCTCTTTCTGAAAGGCTCTTGGGTTATCGCGCCGTGCGTGGCGCAGGTACGAAAAAGCCCCAGCGGGTGCTGAGGCTTGAGGCTTGCTATTTACTTGACGCTTGTTGGATATATCCTCGGGAATTTATCCACTTGCCGGGATTCGTGTTGCTATTTACTCAACACTATCGCGTCTTGATCGCGTCCATGAACGTGCGGGGCGCTCTGCTCTCTTGCCGCTGCCGGCTGCCGAGGAAGAAGCCCATCACGCTGCTGACCAGGCCTGCGGCAATGCCCGTCACCGCGATGTCGGCATACCGCTCGCCGGTGGGTGTCAGCTCCACGAACGTCACCGCGCCGATGTAGGCGAACACTGCGACGATCACCAGGGTGCCGAGCAGGTACACGAAGTTGCGGGCCAGCCAGCCGGCGTTGTCAGCCTGGAGCGTGGCGACCTGCATCTCCCGGGCGTCCTGCTGATCCTGCAGGTAGAGACGGGTCAGCTCGATGTCGAGCTCGCGCAGCTTGGCCTTGGCCGCTTCCGGATCAGCCTGTACGTGACTCACTACCGCCTGCGGCGCGGCCTCAGTGCCCAGAGCGTCAGCGACGCGCTTACCCAGAGCAGCACCGACCAAGCCACCAGCGCCAGGTACAACGGCATTGCCAGCCGCTGTGACGGCCACCTGCGCCATGCCAGGGGCAGCCTCTTTGAGCGCTTGGCCAACGCTCGGTGCGATCTCTGATAGGAATCCACCAACGTCGCTCCAGTCCATGCTTGGCCTCACTCGCCGCTGTAGAGCGGCGTGATGGCGGGGAAGCGTCCGCATTCATGCCGGACGACGCCCCGGGTGTCGGGTAGCTGATCAGGGGGAACGCCGACGATCAGCGCCTGCCAGTGCTGCACGCCTTCGCCACGGATCATCGGAGCATCCTTGAAGAAGGCGTCGACCTTCACGTCCATGCCGGACTGACCCTCGAGCGCCCACTCGACGCCTCGGAAGCTGCACTCCCGATTCTTCACGGCCGAACCGCTGACGATTGTGGCAGGGCGGCCCATGTATTCCGTCTCAGCCAGCCTCTCGATCTGCATCTCGGTGACCACCGGGAGCACCGACCCATGGAGTCGTGCAGCGGTGTCTGTCTGCGAGAACAGCCCAAGCCAGCCCAGGGCCAGGAAAAAGGCGGGCCAGCTAAGGGCCCAGCGTGCTATCCGGTAAGCCATTTGCGTATCTCCTCGGCTACGGTCTTCCATGCCATCAGAGCGCCCGCAAGACTGGCCAGGATCATCGTCACCCACTTGGCGGCCCAACCGAGGGACTTCCAGCCGCGATAGGCTCGCAGCACCTCGTGGATCAGGGCGACGTCTTGTTCTGAAAACTGGGGGTCAGTGCAGACGCGGCGCTCCAGCCTTTCGAGAGGATCGTCTTGTTCAGCCATAGGAACTCTCGGGCTGGTGTGTTTTCCGCTTTCGCGGTCTGCGTATTCGTAAAGGGGTAGATCAGGGCCGCGAGACTCTGACGGTCTCATCAAGCCAGTGAAACTGGACGCTCTCAGGCGTCAGGAATAGATCGCGCTCTGCCGCTCGGCGCCGGGTCAGGCCAGCCAGTACGCGGCCGCCGGCTTTGTTCCAGCGGGGAAGCTCGTCGGCGGCGCCACGGTAGTCACGGGCGCTCAGCTTGCGCAGCAGGGTAGAGCGCTCCAGGGCACCGGGGCCGACGTTGTAGGTGAACGAGACCAGAGCGTCGAACTGGTTCTGGTTGAGCGGCACGGTAACCAGGCGCTCGACGTCGTCCTCGAACCGGGCAACGTCATGGCGGAGTAGGGCGAACGCCTCATCCTCGGTGATAGTGTCGCCGGGCTGTACGCGGGAGCCATCGGGGTACCGGGTCGTGCCCAGGCCGATGGTCCAGGGATGGCCGCCGGTACCGGGGTCGGGGTACGCCTCAAGCTCGAGGCCCTCGAACTCGGCGACCAGGTTCAGTCCGCGCTGGCTGGTCTTCATGGCGACACCTCGGGGAATAAAACAGCCCGCAGGAACGGGCAAAGACACCAGGTGGCGGCGTCATTCAGGAAAGGGTGCCGCCCGACCAGGGCGAGGGAAGGCTCGCAGGGCGGCATAACGAACTACGCCCCGGCGGGAGGCCAGGGCGCAGGAACGAAAAAGCCCGCCGGTGAGGGCGGGCCTTGATATGTGGTAGCTGTTTGGGCGTACGCCGTCCAGCTTACAGATAAGCTATCTGAGCGGGCGCAAGAAAGCAAGCACTTTATGCAGCCTTCCTGATATTTCGCACCAGGTCGCCAATTGTCTCGCTGATTGGCTCCATGGCTTCACCCTCCCAGTGGTTGATTGCCGCCTGAATGGCAGCCCAGACAGGCAGCCAGTCGCGCGCCCAGTCCCGGGTGGTGATCGCCACGCCGTACCACTCGGCCATCGTGGCGCCGATACGCTCAGGGCCCCATGCCGGCTGCTCGTTCGACAGATTGCGCTGCCGCTCCAGTAGGGCGACGCGGATCAGGTAGTGCACGCGCTCTTTCTTCGCGGGGCGCCAGGCTCGACCATCGCCCCAGTTCGGGATGCTGGCGATCACCTTGCCCTCGACGGCTTCTACAGCGTCATCCAGATAGGCGTTCGCCTGCTCGGTCGAGGGATGGCACAGCACATGCCCGATTGCAGCCAGGGTGGGCTGCTCACGCTCCAGACGGCAGATGCGGGCGTAGACCGGCCCGTACTCAATGCCGTGGGCAGCGCCGGTGCCGCCTTTCTTCGTGAACTGCACGCCGCCACCGCTTTCCAGCTCCTCGAGGATGGGGCCCATCTGAGAGCGAACACCGGTGTCGAGTGCCATGGCCCATGCCAGTTTCGGATCAGTCGTAATCATGCCGCGCTCTCCCGTTTTGCTCGTGCCTTGGCTTCGTTCGCCGTGCTGTGTTCGCTGATGCCTTGAAACCCTCGCCAGAGGGTGTAGCGGTCGACGCCGCCGTGAGTCGTCTTGCAGATCACGAATTCGCCGCTTTGGATCGAGTAGGCGCTTTTCCGTGACCACTTCACGACCGGCGCCTCGGGTCGTTGTGGTAGCGCCGATCTGGCGGGCGCTCGGATTGCTTGTCGCTCATGTCCACTCCGTCAGAGGCCTAGCCCCGAGAGGCACCCAGTCGCGCCCGGGGCGTAGCAACTGCCCTTGGTGGTTGTCGTACATGTAACTGACGTTTACAGCCCACGGTTGGTCAGGGCAGTCACTGTTCGCGCACCCGAGCCGCATCCCAAAACTAACCTGCTCGCAGGTCCGGCAAAGCGTCACCACGCTTGGCTCCTGCTGGAACATCAGCCGCGCCTCACGCTCTTCTTCTTCTGTCGGAGGCTCAACCGGCGGAAGATTGGCGAGTATTGCTCTTAGCTTTTCGCTCACTCGAAAACCTCCTCTGACCAGCCGCCGCCATCCTTCTTGCGGCGCTTCATGACCGCGATGAACCGGAAGGGGTAGATGTCGGCGGCGATCTTGATCTTTGCCCGGGCATCGTCCCGCCAGAAGCCCTTCACCTCGTGACACTCCATCAGCCCATTAGCTCGCATTACCGCGAAGTCTGGTGAGTAGAAGGTGTTGTCTGCGAGGCGCAGCTTGAGCCCTTCGAAGCGGTACCAGGCAATCTCGCCGGCAACGCGCTGTTGCTCGAGCAGGGCGGCATAGGCCGCCTCTGTCTGGTTCATCCTTCCGGCCTTCATGCGGCCCAGGGCTAGATCGCTCATTGCTCCAGCTCCTGGGCGCGCTTGGCGCTCGCCACGATGTCGGCCAGATCCTGCTCGCGGGTCTTGTGGCCCCGCTCGCCGGGCTGCAATGCCTTCTTGATCAGGTGTTGCAGCGCTGGATTGTCGACGGCCCAGGCGGCGAGGACGTCGTAGACATCAACCCACACGCCAGGCTTGATCTCGCGGTGGTACTTGTTGCGCGGCTTCTGTCCAGCGTGATGAATACGAAACCCGTCTGTGTTGATGGCGTGAGTTATGCGCACCGCAGATGGCAGCATTACGTCTGTGAGGCGCCCGCCATGCCGACGCAAGGCACATGCCAGGCAGTCTTCCTCATGACGGAGCAGGGCGTTGTCGATGTGGTCAGTCACTTGGCATCCCTCCGGCGCATGGTCTCTTCGATGTTGAGAACGCGGTCGTGGTTTACGATTGCCCGCGCGCGACTCCCTGTGGCGATACGCCGTATGTAGCCGTAGGGGCTATCTTTTCCTGTCTCCCAGATGCAGTGCGACGTGGTGCCTACAATCCATGCCAGGTCCACTTGGCTGGCTATTGAGATGCCTCGTTGGACCAGTTTTTTAACGATGTCAGCCATGGGCATCCTCCTTGGCGGCGATGAATTCGAGGGCGTCGGCCAGAGCGCCGACGATGGGCTCGTCGGTGAAGTGGTCGAGGCCGCGGTTGATGGTGTCGGTCAGCCACCCTGGCTGTCGGGCCTGCATCTCGGGGCTGGCATGGATCGCCTGATGGCACTCCCGGCAGGCGGGCATGGCGAAGCTGTCCGGGGCTGTGGTGCCCATGCCAGACAGGCCCCAGTGAAGGCCGATACAGTGATGGGCGTCCGTGGCACGGCCACCGCACGCACAGCAGGGACCGGACGAACGCCAGATAGGCCGGGCAGCGGAAGCGCTTGTCCTTCACTGGAGAGACACAAGGCTGTTTGTGTTTCGTGGAATGGCGATTCTTTGACGACAAACCTCGCTTCACCGGTTTGCGGGCCATCGGCGCCTTGGCCTTGAGCGGGGCCTTGCGCTCCAGGGCAGTCCGTTTCATCGGCCTCCCTCCCTGGTCGCTCGTTTCAACGCCCGCTTGATAGCCTCTCGGCTGCGCTCTCTCTCGATCTGGCGGCTGACCCAGGTGAGGGCCAGCGCGGTGCCAATGGCGAGAAGGGCGGCGCCGGCGAGGAATGTGGTGACGATGGTCATGCGGCCTCCCGGTATTGATCTGGGCCGATCCCCTTTAGCCCGGGGTCAGTCAGACGGAAGCCGCGCCCCGTCAGGTCCACGTAGACTGCGTTGAGGTATTCGGTCTTCTGCTTCTTGTTCATCCCGCGCGTCACGGCGAAATCGAATGGTGACTGCATGAGCTCAAGCTTCTCCTCGTAGGGGCGCCATTTGATGAGCCGGTCGTACCTCTCGGTAAATCTATCGCTGTCCCGACGCAGGATCGGCACGCCGTGGTGGAGCTTCATCTGGCCCCGGTACTCCTCGGCGGTCATGTCCCCCTGCTCGCCAGCCTCACGGCACCACAGGCGCTGGAGCCGGTTCTGGTCAAGTGAGCGCTTTTCCTCGTGAGGACGGACTACGATGTCGACGCGCCCCCAGTCCTGAATCGCTCGGGTGACGATGCCCGGCAGCCGGGCGATGGCGGCCATGGATTCCTGCAGGGTGGCGGCAGTGTTGACGTATGGCTTGGACTTGCTCACGCCACACCTCGCTTTGCATGAACATGGCCGACACAAGGCTGCGTCGAGGTGTCGGTCGCCTCGTCATAGCCGTTAATGTGGCAGCTGAAGTCGTGATCCAGATCGATGGCCCACTGGGCATCGGTCTGCGTCGGCATGCACTGGTTGGCCACAGTGCCCTGGCGATAGGCGCAGCCATCGCACAAGCGCTGCCGGGCGTCCGCTGCCACGCATTCAGCAGCGGCCAATCCAAGGGCGGCGCCTTTCAGGCTGGGGAAGTTGATTTTCTCGGCCTGGTGCGGGTGCATGTTGCCCTCGGCGATCAGCATGCCGATGGCGTGCTCCTCGGCGTTGCCGATGACTTGCTCAGACAGTTCAACGAGATGGATCAGCACCTCCCCCAACTCCTGCTTCGTCATGCCCCGGGCGGCCTGTTCCACGATCAGCCGGCGAGCGTCGCGCAGCTCTACAAATGCCAGGTCATGGATCAGTGCCCGGGCGCCGCTGGGGATCGAAAGCTTGCTCATGCCACACCTCCATTGCCGTGCATCTGCTGGGCGCGGATCTTGCCGGCCTCCCGGTGAGTCATTAGTCGACGGGTCAAGGCCTGTTCCAGCGTCCAGCCCTGGCGACCAATACGGGTGAGCACCGTTGCTGGGTTCAATCCGGCCTTGCGGGCCATCTCCGCGATGTTCGGCCTGGCGCGGCGCTCCTGGAGCTTCTCGATAATCTGATCGACGGAAAGCTCGGTATCCGGGTGGCTCTGCCGATAGCGCCAGACTGCCGTGGCGTCCAATCCGGCAGCGCGCTGTTTGCTGGCAGTGCTCTCAGGTTGCGGCGTTCGATTGCCGGCATTGCGAGGCGGAGTAGTGGCCGCGGCTTTGTAGCTCCATCCGCGGTAAGCGCGGGTGCGGAAGGTGCCATCGCTAATGCCGTTGCGCTTGGCGAGCTTGGCCCAGTAGCTGCGGGGGAGCTCGGCGTTGGAAAGCTTCATGACATGCCTCCGAGAAGCTCGCGCAGTTTGCTCACTCCTTCCTCGCCAGACATGCGGCGCCCGAACTGCTTCTCGGCGTCGGCTGCCATCTGCTCGCGACCGTTGCGCTCGGCCAGTTCTGCCGCAGATAGCTGGCCGTCATGTCCGATTAGGCCGCGTGACTCGACCTCACCGCCGGCCATGACGCGGTTTACGATGGCCTGGTACTCCTTGCCGAAACGGGAGCGAGCGATATTGATCTGGCGTTCGCCGGAAGCATTGGCCAGGTCGAACCAGCCGACACCGACGCCAGCAATGCGAACGGCCGGGTGTGACCACGCATGATCTGCCGGACGCTGCGCGTGCTGGATCGCCTCGTTGAACGCGACGTCTGCCTCAGGCATTCCAAAATCCTCCGGCCTCGGCTGCAGGCTCTTGATCAACCGCGCTACGCTCGGGGGCCACTCGCCGCCCTCGGCTTTGATCCGCTCCATCGCCATGTCCGCCGCATGGCTCGTAGGTAGTACCGACCACTTCGCCATCGATGTAGCTACCTCCCGCTTCGCCAGCGAAAGCATCTCCGGCGTCGTGAAAGCCGTTCGCCATGTCCGGGGGTAAATCGCTTCCAGTCGAGTGAATATCCGGTTCACCAGTGCCCTGAGCTGGTCTGTCTTCGTCGAAGAGCCCGTCGATCCAGTCTGAGTCGTTGGGGTCTGCGAGGCGTGATGCGATGACATCGCGGTCTGTGCGCTGTGCGCTAGATCCTTGGCGGTTTGCATGACGAGACTCCTTGAGCTTCTTGACCTGGATTTCGAGCTGATCCCACTTGGCGCGCAGCTTGGCGGGGCTGAGGATGACGCCTGACCAGAACTGGTGTTTGGCAGTCCAGGTGATCAGGAAGCGGATTTGTTCGACGGTGCGCTCGTCACGGGTTCGCATCAGACGAAACTCGTTTGCCCAGGAGCTCATGTTCGGACGCTTGGGGTTGGTCAGGTCGGCACTGATGGCGGCGAACATTTGCTCGGCCATCTCGTGGTCAACGGGGTCACCCCATTTCTTCGGCGAGGATTTCTTCGAGGACTTTCTAGAACCTTTAGGTTCTAGAGTGTCTGTAGTGTCTGTATTTGTGTCCCCATCTTGGGGACGTTTTTCGTCCCCATCTTGGGGTCGGAGTCCCCAAGTTGGATCAGCCTGCCGTTTTGGGGACACCCGGGATTTTTGAACCGAGAAATCCCACTCGCTGATACGGGTATTGATACCGATCGGTGCCTGAGAGCCGCCATCGCGACGAAGGACTTTCTTGGCCAACAGGCCGTTCACGGCTTCGCTGCAACGCTTGTCCGTCAGGCCGGTCATCTTGGCCAGTACGCTTTGCGAGAGGCGTGCTGAGGAGCGATCCCACCCGAAGGTGGCTCGCTCTACTGCACGGACGACACGGGCCTCTCTGCTCGTCAGAGGGGCCTTGCAAAGCGCCTCGACGATAGCGTTGGCAGTACGGACATATCCGTCTTCCAACTGTGCCCCCTTGCTTTCAGGCTCGGGTATCTCCCGGGCTTCAAAGCGCTCGTGATCTGCTATTCGGGCGAGACTGCTCATGCCGCGCCCTCCAGCTTGTGCTGAGCCCACAGGCCGGCAATCCAGTTGACGCCTTTGGGAGTGAATTTGGCGGTGTTGTAGGAGTGCTCGTTCTCAGCCACGCCGGTCTTTACGACGAAACGCTCGGCGTCGATGTGGCGCTGATAGGGCATCCACTCGCCGCCCAGGCGGTACATGACACGGCTGTCTTGCAGGAAGGCGCGGAACTCGGGTTCTTTGGCCTGGATCAGCTTGGCGACCTGGCGGAAACCCTTGTTGCCGGAGTCGGCGGAGACGTAGCGCTCGACGAACTCGACGGCAGGCTTGGCGTGCTCAAGGGCGGCCTCAGCGCGCAGCTTGCTCTCAACCTCATCGGCCCAGGCACGGGCGGCTTCGACAGGGTTGGTGAAGTCGGGTAGGGCGGGCTTGGCCACCTGCTGCTCGAGCTGCTGCCACCGGTCTACGACAGCGGCGGTGAACTCCGGGGAGAGGCGAGCAACCAGCACCAGGGAGTCTCGTTTGTTGAATCGGTACTCCTGATAGGTATTGCCACGGTGCTCGTAGTCGAACGTCGCCATTGGCGAGGTTAAAATCTGATCAGCGGCCAGGCGCTCGGCTGACTTCCGGACGGCGTCGTGGCGACTGCCGGTCAGTTCCGCGATCTCGCGGCTCGACATGGTGGGCTTGCCGGTTTCGATGATGTCGTTCATACTTTGATCACCTTTTGAAGTAGTGAAGCCCCGTTCTGGTTGGTCGCCTGCGGGGCTTCGTTGCATCAGGCCTTTGCCAGCTTCGGCTCGGCCATTTCCATCAGCTCTGATTCCAGAGCGGTCAAACAATCGATCTCGGCGCGGATGGCGTTGCGGATATCCCGCGATTCCTCGGCGGTGATCAGCCCGTCATCCAGCGCCTGGCGGATCACCTGGGCGACAGTCCCAGCGGCGACTTGGTGATTCACCACCAGATCGAACAGACTGGCGTCCTCGTCGCGCTTACCCTTGGCGACGGCCACTGCCCCGACCTCATCCAGAAACGCCACCAGCAGGCGCATATCCTTGGTGATGGAGAACATCAGCCAGAACTTGCGCAGCGAGATAGGGCGGTCGTTGATCGGGTTGCACTGATTCACCAGCACTTGGTACGGACAGCCCACCGCTGCGGCGAGGCGCTTGTATCCGTAGTCCTCGGCGACTTCCTGAATGGCTGCTGTAAGTTTGTCCATGTGTATGTCTCGCTGGTGGTGAAACCTGCCCGTGGCGCCAGGGCCGGGGTAGTCTGTGGGTGTGGTTAGGCGGCGGCCGCTAGACGCGGGCAAAGCTCGATAGCGGAAATGACGCCGCCAGTGAGGCGCTCAGCCTTCAATGCGTGAAGCTCGGAGATGCCGTGCTTTCCGCTGGACCAGCCGGAAACGCTCGCCTGACTGACCCCGAGCGCCTCTGCGGTTCGCTCTTGGGTGCCGAAGTGCTTAATGAGTCGGGAAATAGGAGTTTCCATCATGCCGGCCTTGAAAAAAAGGAATGCCTATATATTAGGCACAGGAACTCCTTTTTGCAACGGTATAGGCTCGCCTATATCTTTCTGTGTTATGAACATCGGAGATCGGGTACGCCGCGCCCGGAAGAAAGCGGGCCTAACGCAGAAGCAGCTAGGCGATGCCGTAGGCGTTCGACAGGCGACCATATCGGACCTTGAGAAGGGAGAATCCCGCTCGAGCTCTTACCTGGTGCAGATCTCTCGGGTCTGTGACGTCAACGCCGACTGGTTGGCGACAGGGAAGGGCGACATGGACCAAAAAGGTGCCGACATCGCCGAGCATCCAGTGTTCAAAGAGTCAAACGTCGCGCCGCCACCGAAGATGCAGGGCTACGTCCCGGTGATCTCGTGGGTGCAGGCAGGCGCCTGGACCGAAGTGTGTAACGTCGACTTCCTTGGCGAAGAGATGGTACCGCGCCCGCCGGCATGCTCCGACGCCACGTTCGCGCTACGCGTGAAGGGGCAATCGATGTTGCCGAGGTATGAGCCCAACCTGATTATCTACGTCGACCCCGAGGTGCTGCCGTTCGATGGAGACGACGTGGTCGCCGTTCTGACCGATAGCAACGAAGCCACGTTCAAGCAGTTCGTCGAGGAGCCGGGCGGTGGGCGGATGCTCAAGGCCCGTAACCCGAGCTGGCCTGACCCCTGGGTGCCGATCAATGGCAACTGCGAGATCATTGGCGTGGTGATCGCCACGATGTGGATGAGGACGCCCAGGGCGTCGTGAGACCTATATCTAGTGATTGAACTTTTCACTACACTGTAGGTGTCTAAGAGGCGCTCATTCCTGCTCATCAAGGAGGCTTGCTATGAGTATTACTGCTATGCAGGCTGCGAAAGTGGCTTGTGAGGCGTCTGGATGGACTCTGACCAACCTTCAGCTCCACAAGATTCTCTATATCGCCCATATGGTTTACAGCGGTCGGCACGCTGGAAGGCCGCTCGTCAATGATGAGCGCTTCCAGGCATGGGACTACGGCCCAGTGCTGCCATCTGTGTACCGTTACGCATCTAGCTATGGCAGCGCTAGCATTCAGAATATTTTCAACCATGTCCCGGACGCGGACCCTGAATCATACGAGCATCGCATCATCTCCGACTCTGTCTCTCGACTGGGAAGCTGGGATCCGTTTCGTCTCGTCGATATTACCCACGAACCTATTTCAGCTTGGGCTCATAGCTATAGGCCGGGTGAGATGCATGTGGCTATTGATCAAGGAGCGATCTTGAATGAGTACCGAGAGCGGTTCGGGTAAGCCTGAGTATGCAGAAGATCTCGACAGGCTCGATAGCAAGGCGACCGAAGGGAGGCTTGCACCTGAGAATGCTCGGAACACGGCAGAAGGCGAGCTAGAAAAGAACCTGGCCGCCGAGAGAGATGGGCGTAGAGAAGATCGATTCTTATTCGTTGTCGCTCTGGTTGTGATTTTCGATGTATGGGCGCTAAAGGGTGTTTCCACGTGGACGCTGCCCGTGGTTGTTGGGCTCGTTCAGCTTTTTGCTCTTTTGATCTTTGCTAGGCGCATGGGGGTTGAGGAGATCCATTTTTGGCTCAACCAGTTGCTACCTCGAATCAGAGTTGGCTGGAGTCCCGCGGCGAAAGAGAGCCCGCCACCGGATAGTGAGCGGAAAGATCGAGATCAGCCTGCTAAGCCTTAGCAGGCTAGAATTGGCTAGGCTTCCAACAACCCGCCCGCAAGGCGGGTTTTTTGTACCCGCCTGTAGCATCCCCGCACGATAGCCGCCCTTGAGGCGGTTTTTTTATGCCTATGCGATATAGGCAAATCAATACGTTATACGCTTTGCGAGAAAAATATAGGGAATACTGTTGACGGAATAAATAGGCATGCCTATATTTGGAGGCGTGGACAAGGCAGCAGCCCACCACCCGGCCACCTGGCCACGCTCTTTAACAATCGAAGCCCCGTCCGTCCGTAGCGTGGAGAGCGCGATAGGCCGCCGGGGAGTGCGTGAAGGCTACGAAAGTGCCGAGGATTCCGGGCTTTGCCACGGCAGAGCCCATCCGAAAGCGGTGAATTCGCGCAATCAGCAGGCATGGGTGCCGGAGGAAGCTAAACCACCGGCCACCGCTTTCGGATGACAACGGACAGGAGGGCACGATGGTCAACGAGCTTGAAATGCGGCTAAGGCCGATGGATGAGGCGCCGCGAGACGGCACCAAGATTATCGTCAAAGAGCGGAATGAAGACGGCAACTGGTATCGCCTTTGCTGGTGGAAGAAGCCTTATAGCACTAACTCCAACGGCGGTGCCTGGCAGCACCTTTGCGACGGCGACGCCGTATCGCAGATTACCGAGCAGAGGGCGCTTGGCTGGATGCCTGAGCCGAGAAGCGCGTGACAACGGAGCCTACGGGCGAGGGGGGAGTGATGGGCCGTGATCAAGCCAGATCGAAGGTGGCGGAGGCTGGGATCACCGCCGACACCGTCACTGACGACCAACTGAAAACGCTGCGGCGCCTGATCAACAAGCATCTCAAGGCGTCCGGCATTTACAGCGGAACCGCCAGGCTGCGGCGGGCCAGGAAAGACATGAAGTTCATCGAGATGCAGACCAACCAATGGGAGTGTCGCGAAGCAGTCTCGTTCAACCGCGACGGCTTCATCGGTATCGCTGGGTGGGCGGACAAGCGAAACGTCCGGCCGCTGGTTGAGGCGGTGGCCGAATGGGCGGCGCTCCACTGAGCACCACGTGATCCGCTACGCAGTGCGGCCAAGCGCCCCGGCAGAGGCCAGAGTATCTGCCCATCGGGGAAGCCGTTGCACGGAGCCACCACTAGCGGGTGCCAGTAAGCGTAGCCGTGAGCCCAGCGGTTTCCCCGATGCACCCGCATCACACAGTTCCCTGCATTGCCCGCCATCGTGCGGGCTTTTTTCTTTCCGGAGGTCGCATGACCGCAGACACAGCACGCCGTCGCCTCGGGCTGCGGCCTCACGTCGGTGAGCACTGGACCGACAAGATGATCACGAGCGAGCACCGGCGCCGCTGGATGCGCCGAGAGCGCTGGCAGCAGCGCAAGGCCATGGCGGCCCAGGGCGTGACGCCAGGCATCGAAATTTGGAGGTCGGTATGAGCGAGACACACACCATCGTGGTGCGATTCCCCGAAGAGTTAAATCCACGCTATAGCGCCGCAACAGCGTTTTACGGCGGCCAGGTAGTGGCCGTGAGCTTTGACGGTAATCGCCTAGCCGTGGCGGATGAACTGGAGGAGGCGCTGGACGCCTGTCTTGATCTGCTCGAGGCCATTTCACCTGTCGAGGGAGACACGACTCGAAAGGCTCGCGCCGCCCTGGCCAGGGCGCGAGGCGGGTCATGACCCCCGACACTTCATGGCCAGTTATCGGCGCGATCCTGTTCGTGCTGGCATTCATCGGCGCCGTCTGGTGGCGCTAGGAGAGCGATATGAACACAGCACTCGATCACCAACTGACTACCGATGCCGTCGGCGAGCGCCGGAAGGAAAGCGATGACGCCTTCGATATGGATGCCGAGCTGGCTCTGGATTCCTTCATTGATCACGGGCACCTGCCGGGCGGGTACGACGCCGGCGACGTTGACGCGGCGCTGATGGAGGAATGGCCGGACTGTCTGCACCAGGTCAGTCAGTGCAAGACGAGGTTCAGCCAGCTGAGAGTATCCCAGCAAATTCAGGTCAAGCGGGAGCAGATCGCACTGCGCCTGGCCAAGAAGGGGCTTCGAGAGGAGAAGGAGGCAGCATGCGTGCACTGATCTTATTGGCGGTGCTCACCCTGGCCGGCTGTAGCGCCCAAGGCATCGACACCGAATACGGCCACCAGCACGGCTATGACGCTGTGCGATCGATGATCAACAGCACGAGCCCGGCGCGCAACGGGATCGACTAACAAAAAGCCCCACCGACTGCCATCGGTGAGGCGGATGCGAACTACACAAGGTGAGGATAGTTCAATGAACGCAATCACACGACCCAAGGGCGCCGGCTTCGCGCTGCAGCCGAACAGTATGCAGGAAGCGATGCAGATGGCAGAGATGCTGTCGTCAAGCCAGATGGTCCCCAAGGTGTATCAGAACAAACCACAAGACACCCTGGTCGCCATGATGATGGGCTCGGAGCTCGGCCTGAACCCGATCCAATCGCTGCAGAACATCGCGGTGATCAATGGCAAGCCGGCCATCTACGGCGACGCGCTCCTGGCTCTAGTGCAGAGTCACCCGAAGTTCGGCGGACACGAGGAATCGTTCGACGATGCCACGATGACGGCCACTTGTTCGGTCTGGCGCAAGGGCGATGACACACGCCACACAGTCTCGTTCAGCAAGGCTGACGCCGAGAAAGCAAGCCTGTGGGGCAAGCAGGGGCCTTGGCAGAGCTACCCGAAGCGGATGCTTATGTGGCGCGCCCGCGGCTACGCCTTGCGCGACAAGTTCGCCGACGCCCTAGGCGGTCTGATCACCGTCGAGGAAGCCCAAGACATTCCGACCGAGCGGGAGATCAACCCGGCCGCCAATGAGCCGGCTCGGCCCGCGCTCGAGCATTACCCCTCAGACTCGTTCGAGGCGAATTTTCCGAAATGGCGTGACGCCATTGAAGCAGGGAAGCGTACGCCAGAGCAGATCATCAATATGGTCAGCAGCAAGGCTGAGCTGAGCGACGAACAGAAACAGCAGATCCTGGAGGTGGCAGCGTGAAGATCATTGACTTAGTTCAAGGCAGCGACGAGTGGTGCGCCTACCGTGCCAGCTACTTCACCGCCAGCGAGGCCTCGATCATGATGGCCTGCTCGAAGAACGTGAAGCGTAACGAGCTACTTCACATGAAGGCCACGGGATCGGAGCAAGAGTTTAGCGCTTGGTTTCAGCGGAACGTGCTCGATAAGGGGCATCGAATCGAGGCAAACGCCCGCAGCATCGCTGAGGGCATCGTGGGTGAAGAGCTCTACCCGGTCACAGCCATCTCGGATGACGGGTCGCTTTTGGCCTCGTTCGACGGCATCACGATGCTGGAAGACGTGGGGTGGGAGTGCAAGCAGTGGAACTCATCAAAGGCTGAAAGTGTTCGCGCCGGCGAGGTGCCACAGGAAGACTACTGGCAGGTTGTTCAACAACTGGTGGTCAGCGGCGCCGAGAAGTGGCTCTACATGGTCACCGACGGCACCGCGGAAAACACAGTGAGCATCTGGGTCACGCTAGATGACTTTCACGCCAGTCAGTTGCGGATGGGGTGGGAGCAGTTCCGCACGGATCTCGAGGCCTACCAGCCGACTGAGCAGACCGTTTCGCCTCAAGGTGAGGCCCCCAAGGCTCTTCCGGTGCTGCAGATCGACCTTACCGGCGCGGTGACGGCCAGCAACTTGCCGGACTTCAAATCCCGGGCCATGGGCATGATTGAGGGCATCAAGACGACGCTGTCCACTGACCAAGACTTCGCAGACGCCGCAGAGACCGTCAAGTTTCTGCAGAAGGGTGAGAAGCAGCTCAAAGACAGCAAGCAGGCGGCGCTCAAGCAGACCGCCAGCATCGAGGAGCTGTTCAGCACCATCGACGATCTGACAGAGACCATGCGGCAGAAGCGCCTGCATCTCGACAAGCTGGTCAAGGCAGAGAAAGAGAACCGCCGGATCGAGATCCACCAGGCGGCGACCAAGGCCTTTGATGCGTTTCTCGCCCAGCTCGATTGCGCAGTGGAACCGTCGCACAGCCTCAACATCGCCGGCGCCATGAAGGGCAAGAAGACAATCGCCACGCTGCAGTCTGCCGCTGATGACGAAGTAGCGCGGGCCAAGGTCGAATGTCAGCAGCTTGCCCAGCAGGTGAACAGCAATCAGGCGCTGCTTGAGCATGAGCAGGGGGAGCACAGCTTCCTGTTTGCCGATTGGCGCGATCTCATCCTGAAGGCTCCCGATGACCTGGTATCCACTATCAAGGCGCGCATCGCCGAGCACAGGGAGGTAGAGGCCAAGCGGCTTGACGCTGAGCGCGGGCGTATCCGCCAGGAAGAGGAGGCCAAGGCTAAGGCCAAGGACGAACACTCGATCCAAACTCACAGCCCGAGCCAGGGCGAGCCCGGCCACCGGCCGCCGATCGACACCAGCCGCTTGAACGCCGCTGCGGAGAGCTTCAAGCGAGGCAGTGACGTGGCCCAGCCAGAGACGGTCACGATCACCCGTAAGGAGTACGAGACGCTCCTGGTTGCTCGAGACAAGCTCGACGCCCTGGAAGCAGCCGGCGTCGATAACTGGAGCGGGTATGACGATGCCATGGAGCATCTACGCGCTGCTTAAACAAACAGGCCCTTCGGGGCCTTTTTTGTGGGAGGCCGTATGGCACGCACCTGGAGAGGATGGACCACCAGAGAGCTGACTATCCTTGATCGCGATTACCCCGCCGGCGTTCCGGTGGCGGAGATTTCTCGCCGCATCGGTCGCTCTCGTGATGCTGTGAAAACTCGAGCCCAAGAGCGCGGGCTAGAGCATCCGGCTCACAGCAGCGCGCAAGCCATTCGAAACTTTGAAGCGCTGCATGCCCGCCCGCTGGCAAACATCGCTCGAGAGTACCGTGACCGCAGACTGACCCGAACCACGCTGGCTCATGACATAGGCATCGAGAACAAGGCGCTCAGAAACGCCCTTGGTGACTCGCTCTGGTCCTCGTGGCCACGCATGACCATTGGCCGTATCGACGCCGCTAAGCAGCGCCGCAAGGCCGCATGATTGAACGCGCCGTGCCCGGTGGCGCCAATGACCGGGCTTACCGCAGGGAGTGGACGGGCAGAAATATCGCTCTCAGCTATCCGGGCGTCGACCTCCCTCGCTATCCGGTGCGTGCCGGA